TATGTAATAGCCCGAGTCATGTTATAAAGATTCCTTTTATATCACAATTTGACTATTTTCAGTTGAGTGATTTGGGAACTTTAGATCCTTGGGGTGAAGTCAAAGTCTTTAGTTATGCCGCGCTACTAACATCTAATGGTTCATCATTGGACGCACCATACCTGATCACCGCGTGGTTAGAGGACGTTGACTTAACTATTCCTTTACAGACTGTATCAGATAATGTTGCATCTACTGATCACCCCATGGAACCATTCAAGGATATTGCTGCCAAGAGTACATTTGTCCGGGAGTACTTACCGGATCAAACTGTGAGTAGAATGACGTCGGCTATAGCATCAGCTTTAGGTTCATTTGTAGACATACCGATCATTGGTCGTTATGCTACGGTTGGATCAAAGTTTTTGAATAAAGCTGCGGGCGTCCTAGCCTATTTTGGTCTCGGGAAACCTAATAATGTTGTAGATATTGTCAGATTTAAACCTAGCACAACATCAGCATTATCTCATACTACGGGGGTTGATAACAGTGTTATGCTTTCCCTAGATCCTAAGCAAGCAATCACAGTAGATCCACGAACCGTAGGTCTACCACCTATAGATCAGATGTCATTTAAATATATTTGCTCACGTTGGAATTTCGTTGGTAGAACAACTTGGCTCGTATCTGCAGTACACGGTGATACTTTGGGGCAGATGGGGATTTCCCCAAATATCGTTGTGGGTGGCCAAATGACTTCTACAGCATATTGCGCAACTCCTTTCTATTACTGGTCTGGCAGTATAGAGATTAAAGTGATTATCATTGCTAGTAAATTAAATACAGGACGTATCCAATTGTCGTATGGACCAAACGGAGATGTTGCAACAGAGCCTTTAGGTAACAACAATACCGTAGTGTTGGACATCAGTGAATCGCATGTGTATGAAACAGCTATAGGCTGGTCACAACACCAAGCGTACTTGGAATCCAGTCCCGTCCCATTCTTTGATGCTACCGCAATTGTATATAATACGGCTATTATGAATGGTACTATACATATGACAGTTGCAACACCACTAAGTAGTCCTAACAATGAGGATGTAGATATTCTTGTGTTTATGAGAGGTGGTAAAGATTTAGAGTTTGCGGCCCCTACCGAGGATAATTTGATATCCAAAGATTTCTGGCTGACGGCGGTATCAGGCGACGGATTGTTTGATCCCGAGCCTTATTTAGATGATAGCAAGTATCTTGCAGGAAGTGCTGATCTGGATAAATATAATTCAAAACCAATGGTGTATTTTGGTGAACGAATAGATTCTTTCAGAACATTAACCTCTAGGTTTTGCACATTAAGTGTTATGAGCTACCGGGGTAACGAGACTATAACTAATTTCCCTATAACGAATATGGATATTACATTGGGAACTTTCCCTCTACCGTACTTTGATAACACATCTGATGTGGGTACTGCACTGGTACCTAGTGAAGTGGTAGAGCTTACTGGTGGCCCATACAATAATACATTAGTGTCATATTCTGTATTAGGTTTTAGGGGATATCGTGGATCTATACGTTACAAAGTATGTGTCACTAGCAACAATGGTAACATACCACGCACCATACGACCATACAGGCCTGCTGCTATGACACCTACTATGACAAATCGTGGCTTTGGAACATCTACGGGCGATGAGGTTGCTTGGAAAGATACTCATAATAGTCTGGCCAACATCAGTACGGGAGGCTTTACTATAGCATCGACCTGCATTGAGCCAATTGCTGAGTGGTCTGTACCCTTTTATCTCCCCTTGAGATATGTGAGAACAGGTCTCGAAGTTATAAATAGTGTTGATATTTTAGGAACCTTAAGCACTGGTGTCGCTATACAAGGTTTCAATTCGGCCTATGTGGCTGTCGAACTCATGGTTGCTGGTGGCGATGATTTCGATTGTATCATGTTCTGCGC